TCTGATCACCCGCACAGTACGCACGAAGTTACTTTGTCCCCGCCGATTACTCGTAACGGCCCCCACAGGTAATTCATCCATAGTCACTTCTTCCATTGGCATAGCACGTCGCCCCTCAACCTGAGCAGATGCCATCATTACGTCCCCACCGAGAATGATGATCCTAGCGCATTGAGCCAACGCAAAGCTCGTTGCTCTATCGTCATGCTCATGTTCAGGGGCTTTTAACGTGCTACCGACTATAGAGGCTAATTGTTGATAGGTCGAAAAAGCATGTACAATCGCGTCTTTCTCTTGTATAACCTTTGTACAATGTGTATACATTATGGCTTTTCCCTTAGTTGTGTTTAACCAACCAGGACGGCCATCCATGCCATTCATCGTACCTTCAAAGCCATCCTCTGCCAGCTTGAGCAGCACAGCATGACCGTGATTATTACGTTCCACCAACACACTAGCTTCATTATAGAAGCCAGCTAACTTCTCCAAATAATCTGAGAAGGTGTTCGGTTGCAGCCGTTCAGCCAAGAGTGCTACTTCCTCACCAGTAGCCACATCCATAACAGTTGCAGAGCTATCATCTGAGTTAGGATTTCCTTCTGCAGGATCCGCCCCAATGACGTAGATGTGCCCATCTTCAGGTCGCTTAAACACAGTAAGACCAGGAAGCCCAATATTATCATCCCCTTCGAGCTCCTCGTAAACATCTGCGAGCCATTCATATGGGATTCTCTTATCCATCGAACGTGGCTTTAATGCCTCAGAATCAGTCGCTGGATATTGCTCGTACAGGTCGTCAAGGCTACCTGTACGAGATTCAATATCCACCTTCTCCTTCTCATACCATTCGGGGGTCCTTCGGGGATGGACGTACCAGGGCAAGAAGATGTGCGCCCAAGCCGTCTTTCCAGCTTTAGCATCGATGTAGATCTTTTTGAAGTCAGAGATTGGCTTGTCTTTATCGGCACGAGATAGCAGTATCATCTTGCCACCATTTGCGATGGTAGGTTTAACTGCTCGAAGAAGCGAGTTTAAGTCAGGAGAGAGATCAGCCTCATCAACAATAGCCAGAGTTGCAGTATAAGAATCCCCAGCAGAAGTAGGAAAACTTCGGGCTGTGCTTTCATTTTCCATACTCCACTCATGGGCATTGTCCGTGAAGACGGTATGACCGCCCTTCATCCATTCCGGCAAGCGGTCATACATCCCCCGTAAACGGTCCTCGGAGAGAAGGTAGATAGCATCTATATCCCGCTTACTAAATATCAATATAGATGCTATCGGCCTGAAAATCATGCACCATAAAGCGTAAGCAAGAACAAGCCAGGTGAGACCAATCTGCCTTGCCTTGAGTACGATGGATAGCTGATTGTTGTGGATGATGTCAAGCGCAGCCATCTGTGCGGGCCAGAGTTCAAAGGGAACCCAACCAGCATCCACAGTATCGTAGATGTAGCAGTAAGTCCTAATAAAATAAGCAGGACTATTGTAGCACTTCCCCAGTTCCTCTGCTTCCATCGTAGTCATCGAGTAGCTTGGGGATTGTGAAAAGCTCGCCTTCTTCAGCAACGTCATTTTCTTGGACGCCAAGTTCTTTTGTCCCGTTCCGCATTGCGGCGATTAAACTGCGAGCATCTACATTTACTTGTACATTGTTGTTCGTTGTTAAATTCTTTGAGGTATCATAGCCTCTATCTTTTGCTTGCGTTCTCAGGAAGAACATCAAAAGACTTGGCTCTACTTCCATTTGGGAAATCAAAATGTCTTCTGCTCTATCTTTTACAGCTTCCTTTACCTGTATCTTAGCTTCCATAACGGCGGGATGACGTACCATATAATCTGTAAGCTCACCTCTGCTAAGTCCAAGTTCCCTTGCGGCCAGCGCAACATTCCCCATCTGGCTTCTAATTGCAAGGATTACGATACTTTCTTCCAGATAATCAGCTTGCTTAGTCATCTTAACCTTATCTAAGATAGAACATTTACGCAACCTTACCACAATATAAGCGAGTTGTAAAGCAGCAATAACCGTATATTGTGGCGTACAGCCAATTTGCGCCCCTCAGCCGACTGTGTTATACTACTAAATACGTTGTGCGCCCAAGCACAATAAAATAAACGCCAGGAAAGGCACAAGAAATGACGCTACAAAAGCAACCCGTACCCGACGTAGAAATTGCACCCGATGTTGGAAGAATTACGTTCCTGCCTGAAACAGCGCAGGATTTTTTGTTCTTCGTCCCCAAAAAGATTAATCCATCGTTGAAGCTGCTGGAAGGCAGTATGTGGTTTATAGCCAATAATGATACTTTAGGATTGTGCTATCGTGCCACTACTTCACTGGAAGCTCTACATTGGCTGCGTGATACGTTGGGGCCGTTGCTCCTTGCACCCACTGTTGGACGATGGCGTCGTGACGCCAGTGAAGTTCATCCCATACCTCCCATACGTAATCTCCCACTTTTCCCATTTCAGCAAGAAGCCGTTGGTTTCCTAACTGAACGTCCTCGTGCAATGTTAAGCCTATCCCCAGGATTAGGTAAAACAATCTGTAGCATTACGGCAGCAAATATCCTATATCCCAAAGTAGAAAAGGTACTAGTCATAGCACCTTTATCCTTACTATATATGTGGAAAAGCGAAATAGAAAAGTGGGCTTCTAGCCTACATGATTATAACATCATTATCTATCACGGCAAGAAAGCTACACTACAAGGTTTAGACGATAAGGTTCCTGGCCGTATCACTTGGTTTATCACCAACCCTGAAACAGCCATTAAGATGGTTCCTACCCTACTGACCAAGAAGTTTGACCTGCTTATACTGGATGAAAGCATCCTGTACAAAAGCCGTACATCACAGCGCACCAAAGGTGTAGCAAGATTAGCCAAAGGCATCCCAATGGTTTGGGAACTTACAGGCGCACCTGCTAATCGTATGGTAGACGATATATGGAGCCAGTTCAATATTCTCAAACCAAAAGCCTACAGTTCCTATTGGCGTTTTTGTCAGGAATACTGTATGGTGAACCCAACACCCTGGGGAAATCAAGTAATAGCCAACAAGATGAACGCTGAGGAAGTTATCAAAAAACGTTTTCAAGATATATACTTTGCCCGTAGTCAGAGCGAAGTGTTAGATATCCCAGAATGGTTATTCACTGAGATAGATATACCCATGAAGCCTAAGCAGCAAAAGGCTTATCATGAGATGGCTGTGGATTTAGTCACTACCTTAAACCAAGAGGATGAAAATGGCAACATCACGGCCAGCACTAAGGTCACAGTAGAAAACCATCTTAGCAAAGTAGTACGCCTTATCCAACTAGCCAGCAACCCCATGCTACTAGACGGCACAAACGAAAGCGGTAAGTGGGATGCTTTGCCGGAACTGATGGAAATCTACGATGGTCCGTGGCTCGTATGGGTGAGCTTCACACGTACTGCCTTCTATCTGGAAGAATTCCTAGCACGCAAGGTAGACCAGCGTATCGGTAAGATTATCGGAGCTACTGATACAGAAGAACGAAACAACTGGATACGTAAATTCCAAGAAGGTGAAACCAAGATCCTTATTCTCAACATGGAAACTGGCTCGTTTGGGCATACTTTAACTGCGGCCAGGACAGCCTTTTACCCTGAACGTAATTACAATTCTAATTATTTTCAAAGCCTTCACAGATTCCGTCGCATTGGTACAACACAATCCCCGAATGTAGTTCATTTACGCTCAGTGTATCAAGACGGAAAACCTACCATCGACCATCTGGTTAATTCCCTACTAGACTACAGGGTATCCATGATACGAGATCTTACCACCGGAATGCTAAAAGATATATTAAAATGAGCTATTCACCTGAAGAAGACATAGAGCTATTAAGAAGTAAAGAGCATATACTAACGAGAAATATTACTTTAATCTCAGATTTCCCTGACGATTGTTGGCTGTGGCATGGAAGTGTAGACATGAGCTATGGGAGAATTTTTCTTTTTCGAGATGAGAATGGAAAATCGACCAGAATAAAATCCCACCGATTTAGCTATCTTCTCTATGTAGGCCCAATCCCTAAAGGGCTACACTGTCTCCATACTTGCGATGAACCTAGATGCTGCAATCCTCTTCATCTATTTCTGGGAACGCACAAAGATAACATGTATGACATGATCGACAAGAGAAGAAGTAGCTCTGTGGGTGTTCCAGGAAAAGTAATTTCTGAAGAAACCCGCAAGAAAATATCGGAATCATTGAAGCAATGGTATAAGGATATACTTAAATGAAAATACAAGAGATGACAAGTGCCGTTACAAAACTGTATGATCCTCAGTTCCAGAGAGCCTATTGCGCTCGTCCTGGCTTGCGTTACAATGCACTCAAACCCTATTGCAAAAAGCTGGAATTTGTTACCGATGGATTTTCTACCGAGATTAACCATCTGGCTGAACAGATTGCTGAATCCATGCACGATTATAACCCGCAGACAGATTGCTTAATCCTAACAGGTACGGGCATCGTCAACATCTTAATCGGTTACTATCTGTCGAATAGGTTCCCTAAAGAATCTATCGCAGTTGCCTTTTTCCAAAAGGAAGTAACAAAGTATGATCAAGTGGTGAGCGAGGAAGATTATCAGTTCTATCGCTTTTATCCGCGAGATATTCTCAGATTAGGTTAGGAGGAACCATGTATGGCGTTAGATCTCCGCCAATAAAAACAACAGTTATTGCATAAACTCGTTTCACTAGAAAGCACAGGAGATACACAATGGCTACAATAGATTCCACAGAGCGGATCATACAGCCAACTTCTCCAACCAAGGATGTCCAGTTCGGTAGTTGGGAAGAATCCACAGTCGAAGATAAAGGCTGGAAGATTCTTGTATACGGAGACAGTGGTAGCGGCAAGACCTACTTTGCCGGAACTTTCCCCGACCCGCTATTCCTTGATTTAGAAGATGGTATGCGATCCTTACTTCCGCTAAAACGGAATATCAAGAGATACCCTAAGAGTCCGGCCCAACAGATCACAACTTTGGATGAGGTGAAAGCTTTCTACCAAATTGTGAAGAAGATTAAGCCCGAAGATGCCCCATTCAAAACTATCGTCATAGATAGTTTGAATGAACTGCAAATTCTTGTGCTAGAGAACAGTATCCGCACCACGCAAACCCAACGCATTTACGATGATCAGCCAACGCAAGGGGACTATGGCAAGCTCGCCAGAGATATGCAAACTCTGGTACGGCTATTCATCAAGTTACCCTACAATATCATCTTCATTGCAGGTGCAAAGGAACGTGAGTTTGCAGAAGATAAGCTCTTGCCGCTGTTCCTGGGCAAGAAGACTGGGCCGGATGTAAGGCGTATTATTGAACAAATCGGCTATTGC